GACTGGGAGAAAATTAAAGGATCCTGCGCCAGCTTTTACGCTGCTGCTGAATGGGGGTACAAGCAAGCCCTAAAAGAGCAGCGTGCAATTGCTGACGAACTTGAAGCCCAGTAGTCCGATTATAAGGGTGCAGCCTCACGGTGATCAAACCGCAAGGCTGTTCAGTTACCAGCCAGAGGAAACGATGAAAACTCTGGCTCCCTTGAGGCTGACATCGTTCTTCTTCGCCTCATTACCATTATGGATCTGGAATATTCCTGATCGGTAATACGGACCTAGGATGTCCTTAAACTCATCTATAAGCTCAGCTTATCAATCAACTCAACTCAACCATGAAACTACTCAAGTTTTCCAATAGCAACGCCAAACTTAAAGATCGTTTGATCTTTAGCCTACCTGCTGGTTACTCTTGCCCAAACGCTGGTGTCTGCAAGACCATGGCTGATCGGGTCACTGGTGAGATCCGTGACCTACCTCAGCGCACAGGTACAGAAGCAGATGACTACCGATGCTTTGCTGCCATGGCAGAGACCAGGCCAAACGTACGTGAAGCTCGTTGGCACAACTGGGATCTGCTACGTGAAACCATTCACATGAATGGCAATCAAGTCACACTGCTTCGTGATCTGATTGACCTTTCCCTTTTAATGCATGCACCTAAACCTTTAGTTCGCATCCATGAGTCAGGTGACTTCTGGACTGAGAACTACATGAAGGCTTGGCTGATGGTTGCCAAAGAGCGGCCCGACCAAAAGTTTTATGCCTACACCAAGTCTCTTGGCATGTGGATTAACCTGCGTGATCAGATCCCGCCCAACTTTTATCTTACCGCATCTTTCGGAGGGACACTTGACTACTTAATTCCTAAGTACCCTCACGTGTTCCAGCGCATTGCTTATGTGGTTTACACAGAAGCTGAGGCGGCAGAGCGTGGTCTTGAAATCGACCATGACGACAGTCATTGTCTGGGTGACAAACCGTTTGCACTCTTGGTTCATGGCTCCCAGCGGGCTGGGTCTGATGCCATGAAGGCCATAACGCAACGGAAGAAGGATGGCAAGTTTGTTGGATACAGTTCCAAGAATAAGAAATAAATCTGTAGAGACTTGCGGATCAGATGAAATCGGATAGTATGCATCCGTCTTTTATCTGATCCATGAGTTACGTCATTGCTTGTTGGCGGTGGGGCACACCACATGCCATCACTGCCAACAAAGAAACTAATAAGTTTGAGTTGATTCCGTTAGATTCAGATGTAGCTCTGAACAAGATCTTTTCTCACCCATACAGAGCTGGGGCTCAACAGATCTTGACGTGGATTAACAAAAATGACAGCAGCCTTGCAAGTGAAGAACTCGAAGTTCGAGATGAAGCCCAGTTCCGTAAATGACAAATGGTACGTCTTTGACATCGAAACAGACGGACTGTATGACAAAGTCACCAAGGTTCACTGCATTGTCCTCTATGAGGTCAACAGTAACAGCGTTTTGTCTTTTGGTCCTGACGGCATTGACGATGCTCTTGAGTATTTGCGTAGCGCTGATGTTCTTATTGGCCACAACATCTGCTTTTACGACATCCCCGTCTTAAAGAAACTGTTTCCAGACTTTAAGACCAACGCTCGCATCATTGACACCCTCATCTGTTCACGTTTAATCTGGCCCAAGGAGGTTCTCTATGAGCTTGACATTGAACAATATCCGCAGGTTCCAAAGGCAAACCGTGGATCCCCATCACTTAAGGCCTGGGGATGGCGCTTGGCCACCCATAAAATCGACTTCAAAGACTTCACAGAATACTCCCAAGAGATGCTTGACTACTGCATCCAAGACGTGGCAGTCACCTTTAATCTTTGGCAGATGGTTGCTGCACAAAACTATGCAGAGTCCGCCATTCTCTTGGAGCACGACTTTGCTTTGGCGATTAACAGACAAATTAGATCAGGTGTTCCTTTCGATTTGGATGCTGCTCTTGATCTGGTGGATGGTCTCCGAGCAAAAGAAGCAGAACTTGAATCACATCTAAAACAAATTTTTCCACCCATTAAGCATGAATCTACATTCATTCCCAAGGTAAACAACAAGAATCGTGGCTATGTCAAAGGAAAACCTTTTACTAAAGTCAGCTACGAAGAGTTCAATCCTGGATCTCGTCAGCAGATTGCTGATCGACTCCGTCAAAAGTACGGATGGATTCCAGAGAAAACAACTGAAAAAGGAAATTCAGTTCTTGATGATGATGTATTAGATGCGCTTCCGTATCCAGAAGCAAAAGCATTGGCAGAATATATGTTGATCAAGAAACGTCTTGGTCAAATTGCTGATGGTAACAATGCTTGGATCAAGCTTTATAACAATGACACTGGTTGTATCCACGGCGATCTTATTACTAACGGTTGCATTACTGGGCGCTGTGCACACCGCAATCCAAATATGGGTCAGGTGCCAGCAGGTTACTCCCCTTACGGAAAAGAGTGTCGAAGTTTGTTCATTCCTCCTGACGGGTGGGATCTCATTGGTATTGATGCTAAAGCACTTGAACTACGTTGCCTTGCTGGATACCTTGCCGTCTGGGATGGTGGTGAATACGCCAAGCTGGTAACCGATGAATCAGTTGATATCCATACTTACAACCAAAAACAATTTGGTGTAGAGACCAGGGATATCAGCAAGCGTTTGCTATACGGCATGCTCTATGGCTGTGGATCTGTAAAGGCTGGTTCAATCATTGATCCCAACCTTAAAGATGAAGATGAACTGCGCATGCTTGGTCGTAATGCCATCGATGGTTTTATGCGTGGTGTTCCAGCATTGAAAGCTCTTAAGTTAGAGATTGATAAGACCATTGGGTTGCGTGGTTATTTGATTGGTTTAGATCGTCGTCAGTTGTATTGTCGTTCAGCATTCAAAGGATTGAATGTATTGTTGCAATCAGCTGGTGCAATCTTAATGAAACAAGTTGTCATCAATATCCACAACAATATCAAACAAAATCTTGATTTAGAACATGACAACGATTGGCAACAACTATTAATGGTGCACGATGAAGTTCAAATTGCGTGTAAACCTCAATACACAGAAGCCATCAGGGAGCAAGCCATGCTTGCTTTCCCACAAGCACAGGAATTCTTTGGTTTCCGCTGCAATATTGAAGGTGATTCCAGGGTAGGATCCGACTGGTCTCAGACCCACTGATGGACTACACCGACATAACCAAAGTAGAGCAATGCCCAGTCTGTGAAGTCAGCTGGATTCATTCCTACATTCCCCAAGAATCAATCGACAAAGGTTATTATTCACCTGAGTCGAAGTTCTTTAGTCGTGTTATTGGTGTGGAGTATTTGGGCACTGACCGTATTAACCATTATCAGTGTCCTGATTGTGGTCAATGTTGGAATAGAAAGGGTGAGATGATTGAAGTTAAACATAAACCAGTTGATCTCTCGTCCTTGAGGTAAGACGTTAAACTGCCTCTCACACAACCTTTTGGCATCACATGAACCAAGCTTTTGTCTGTGCTCAAACCACAGAGGAACCCCGTGAGGTATCCATCTCTGCAACGTCTTATGCCCTGCGTTGCAACATTTTGTTACCACCAGTTGGTAATAAGGCGGCAACTCCAATTGAACTCAATGTCTATGGCAAGAACTCTGAGCGCTTTGCACGCACTACAAAGAACTCATTGATCTATATCCATGGCGCCAAGCTGCGCTATGACCTAGAGACACGCACCCATTCACTCCATGGTGGTGTGATTACCACGGTTACGGAATCTTTTCCGATCCTGAATACTGTGATTCTAAGTGGTCGTTGCGTTAAGGACATCCAGCAGGATGACGTACGTGCCTTTAAAACAACAGCAGAAGGTTTGATGATTTGCAATCAAACGCTTTCAGTTAACACTGGACGTAATCAAGCAGATCTTTTTAACTTTTACGCCATTAATTCCCATCAAGACAAGTTGAATAACGCTCAGCTTCTGGTGGACTTTACACGCAAAGGCACTGGCCTAACAATCAACGGTCGTTTGGTTACTGATGCTTGGCAAGATAAAGAAAGCAATCAGCGCCGTCAGGTCACCAAGATTCAATTGGTGTCAATGACTTTGGCACCAAAAACAACAGGCGATGCAAGCTCATCGATTCGTTCTCAGACTGTGGTGGCTAGCCCCGATAAGGTTGCCCCGCTTTGGGGTGGCCGCACTGCTGAAGAATCTGCAGATCCCTGGAACGCTGCCTCGGGTGGTGGACTGCCTGATCTGCCCGGTCACTACGGCAACGCACCTGAACTTGACGAGGTACCTTTCTGATGTCAACACCAACTCACGATCAGTTTATTCTTCTTTATGAAGATGAACATACTAAAGTTCTTCATGAATTTAAAGGTGTTGTTGCAGATGATGTAATGCAACACATTGTAGATTTTCTTAAAGGTTGTGGCTACATGGAAAGCAATGTCTTTGAAGCCATGAAAGAATTGTCTGACATGTATTTCGATTCATTAAAGACTCAGGAATACTTGATGACTTGGGACAAACCTGCAGCAGAATAAACGCACGTCCTGGGATGACGTTAAAAGCATCCACTCCTGACTACGAACCAACCATGACTCAAGCTCCGCTTGACATAACGAGCGATCAGTGGATGGATCAATTTGAATCCGAAACCACTTCTGCACCTTCTCTGAAAACTTCTAACAAAATGACTACCAAGAAAACTGCTGCCCTTGCTACTCGCGGACTTGACTCCTTCCGGATGTTTCAGTCCAAAGAATTTGTATCTGGCTACCAGAACCTCGTTACAATTCAACCCCTCAACAAATCAAAAGTACGCGGATGGTTCATTCGTAAATCTGATCTTGATACTTGTGGTTGGACTGCAACCGAAGATCAGTTTGCGAAGGGTTCCGTTATCTGGGATTACAAGCAAACTTTTGGCATGGCGCCCAACACTTCTGTTGAAGAAGGCCTGAACTTCACCGAGCCACGCATTCAAATCCTGCTGCGTTCTCCCCTGATGGTTGAAGAAACCACAGGGATGCGTCAAACGATTGGTACTTTTGAGCACCCAGAGGTCAAAGAATTATTTGATGCCGACAAGATTGCATCTGACCTTGCCAACAGCAAAGGCGAAATGTACAAGCGTAAGTACAGCGTACGTACAAAGTACCTGATCTACATCGTGACTCAGGACAACAAACGTGCCCACAAGATCCCGATGGTTCTTACCCTTAAGGGTCTGAACGGTACGGATGTGTCCGATAAGGTCAAGCTGTACGAAAAAGAAATGTCCAAGTGCCTAAGCAAGGCGCTGGATTCTGAAGTGCCCCTTGCTTTTAATGAAAAGTTCTACGCCACTACCGTATTTGCTCCGGTACTTGCCAATGAAATGCGTGGAGCCAACAACGTTGAGATCTGCGCAATTGAATCTTTTGACATCCCTGATTACAGCGACCAAGATGCCGCCATTGAATCGCTGAGCCGCATGTCAATTCCTGATGAAGATCGTGAATCAACCTGGAAGTTCCAGGAAATGTTTGGCGATTACATCAATCAACATGCACGTCAAGATGCAGAAAAACTTGGTGGTGCCTATGGCATCAAACAAGGTGTTGAGATTCTGCCTGTATCCCGTACCACGGATGCTGTTGACGTAAAAGCTCTGCCCTCTCGTAATCCTATGACTGGTGAAGATGACAGCCTTTAATTAAAGTTTGACATCAGGGTTAGCCAAGCCCTCAGGTTCAACTGCAACATTGTTGAAGATGAACATGTCTTGAACTAACCCGCGAATTACACCTTGACGTTGTGTAGCGATCCTTGCTAAAAGGGTCGCTATTTCCTTTAATGCACTAATTGAATTACAATCTTGAATCGATCGTTTAACTTTTTCTTCCCAAAACTTATCGTCAAGAGTTGGTTCAATTTGAAATTTAGTTAAAGGTACGTATTTAATTTCTTCCATTTTGTATTTATTTATTAAATCAAGTCTACATATACAACTTAATACTGCGCGTAACCTTCCATTTGTGTTAACAATTTCTGACATGAAACCTGAAGAAACATCAACAATTAAAACAGCAGGCGCAACATTTGTTGTCAGCGCTGTGGTTGCTTCTATCATTGGTAACCCTGTGTGCTGGGCTGCTGTCCTCTACGGCACCTACCGCATGGGGAAAGCTGCCTACAAGCATGCTCAAGCCAATGCTAAACTCAAGGCGCAACACGAGAAAGAAGACACGTCCTTCTGGCACGTCTGACTTTTACCCAACTCAACCCAACTCAACCTCATGTCAATTCAAACGCAAGCCAAGCTTAATTCGGCGCAAGCTCTTATTTATTCTCGCTCTAATATCCGGCGCGCGTACCAGGACTTTGATGACACCACAATCGCTGGCATTTATCTGCGAAGCGATCATTGTGTTGTGGTGCGTCATGATGGTACTGAGCAAATCTACGACCGGTCATTAATCAAGACCGCGTTCCAGCAGTACACCAACCGACTCAAAGATTTCTTTTCTTACCTTGGTCCCAATTATCGTGGCCCTAGTGTATGGCATAACAATGCTTACATTCTTTTTAAGGGCTGGAACTACTCGCACGCACTTGGACACCTGACCTCCAATGCAAAACTACAAGCTCACTGGGCAGACAAATTTATACATGTATCAGACCCCGCAAAGATCAAAGTCCTCCTTCAGTCTGACCAAACGGACTTGGGCCATTTGGTTGCGCCTGACGGACTTCGGCTTCCGAATCGGCCGCTTGATATGGACAGTGAACTGGATGATGTGCAAGAACAACAGTCCTCGTTTGGCGAACCTAGTTGTTCATGTGGGTCCTTTCAACGCCAGCTTTCAAATCTATCTGCTTTCCAAGAAGAGATCCAAGGATTTAAACCGTGGTGCATCCACTTGACTTGGTTTAACAAGTACAGGGAACTGTTGTGCAAACGCACTGATACCCGTAATGCTAGCCCCAGTGGTACACCTGAGAAGTGTGTGGCCTGGTGGTATGCGCCTCCCTCTGATCACACCAGCAATGGACGTTTTGTTTTGCTCCACACTAAATCTGGTGCACAAGCTCCATTGGGTCATTGGCGTACCTACAAACCACAAGAAGTGTTCACTCAACACGATGCATGGGATTTGTTTTTTAATATGATGGAGGCGGGTTACACACCATTTCCTGGCACATCACTGCCACAACTCAAAGCTGTTATCAAAAAACAATGACACCTAACACACAAGAATTAACGGTAAATACTCTTTGCATCTTGAAATTGATGAAGACACCTATTGGAGTCTGATTAAACTTGGTGCAGAAATTAAAACAGATTGTAAAACCTATGCAGAAAACCTCCTACTTGGACATGTTGAAGCCGAACTCGATCGACAAGCTGCAAGTTGAATGTATTGATGAAGAGGATGGTTCCATGACCATTTGTATTGGTTGGGATGAAACAGATCCTGATTTGCAATGGTGGACTGATTTAGGTCCAGAAGGTCAGGAATGCTTTATGATTGATGCACTCTACGAAGCTTGCGCTTGTTATGTCGATTGACACCTACGGCCTTTCCTCTGAACAATACGAAGAGTTTTTTGAAGACAACATTAGGTTTTCTTCCCAGCTTTATGTAAAAACTTGCAACATCATGAGTGCCGAAGGCGCTAAAAATGTTGATTTCAAAACAATTCTTGATTTGTATCAAGAAGCTGTTTACGCCGCTAATGACGATTGTCGTCGCTACCAGAAAACTAACAACCCTGAGGTTCTTAAAGATACTGATCTTTTAGGCATTTATCCTTCCAGAGAAGAAATGCTGGAAGAGATTAAGTCTGTCAGCGCCAAGGTTGAAGCACTTGCTGATTACGTTACGGAACTAATCAAGGTCACAACCAAAGGACTTGAAGGGGTTGCCGAAAGTCTGGTAGACTGATCCTGTTCACCCAAAGAACCGTCCTGGTCATGACGTAAAACTGACTTCTTACCTCAACTCAATCTCATGTTTGAATCCTTGTTTGCCGCCGTACTTCCGGTGATAAAAGACCTTCTTTGGGCAGCGGCAGGTATGCTGTTGTCTTATGCACTTAACAAAATCCAAACGCAATTCAACTGATCATGTCTGAAAGCCATCCTGATTTTCGTGACGGTACACGTGAGTACAACTTGCGTGCTCTTGTCCATGCAAACTATCAACCTAAAGTTGGAGAAAACAACGGCATTGGTTTAAAACTTGTTGTTGAATCAGCTCGTGAATCACGGCGTCGTATAGCAAGGCAAAATAAAAAGTTTAAACAAACTACAAACTTGGACATCCTCAATCAACTCAATTAATCATGGCTCACATCACCCAAGCTAAACTTGAAAGTTTAAGTGTCATCAAGTTATACGAGCACTATGGTGCCTTGGAACGCTCTCTTCCTCTCCTTACTCCTGAGTCCCAGGAGTTGGCAAAAGCTGAGTTGGAATGTTGCGCCAACTTACGGTCTGAAAAAATTGATCGTATTTATTACGCGATTGCTGCCCATGAAGATGCTCTGGAACGTATTAAGAAAGAAGGGGATTTAATTACCCAGGCCAAACGACACCATGAGTCACAACTGAATCAACTTAAGAATTTGTTAGGTTGGTTGCGGCGTTCATTGCCGCTGGACTCTAATAGAATTCAAGGCAAAAACTATGAGTTTGTTCTTTCCAAAAAGAAAGAACTCACGGTCGAGATCACATCGGATCCGGAGTTTTGGCACACTGACGAAAGATCTAAATTCTGCATCCAGCAAGAAGTCACCACAACTAAACAAATTGTGGTACGTTCAATGTCAGGAGAAGTTCTGTCCAACAGAACAGAACCTAAAACAAAAACTGAAACCCTCCCCAATCTTGATGCCATCCGCAACGCTTACCAAAACGGTGAACACCTACCCTCCGGAGTTAAAGTTGAACAACAATATTCAATCCGAAAGAACAGGCTCTTCTCTGCCAAACGGATGGAACCACAAACATCCGAATATTTCGGAGAGTTTTTACCGGAACTTGACTCCGCCGAATGACTTGGAAGATGCACACATTATGATGTGTTGTCATCAACAATCTGTTGATGACTTCCAAATGCAGATTGACATGATTGATATTGAAATCAACATGCTTTCTGAAGAAGGTTGTGAGGTTCCCATTTATCAAGAAGCAAAGCTTGATGAACTAGAAGAACGTAAACTTAAACTACTATCAGGTAAACGGTTTCACCAAAATGCGCGTCATGCCTACTGGTATGTCACTGCCCGTGGTAATAAAACAACCAAATAAATACTTGTACAATAAATAAAGTAACAGGAGTCCCATGGGCGGCGATCCGGTCCTTAATAAATTAATTGCTGGGTTTACCAACGATGGGACTCCTCTTTCAGCAACCATTGGTTCCAAAATGGAACATGGGGTTGTTGTTTTGACAGCAGCTATGCTTGCCAATGAAAACCTTGCTGCATCAATGGATGCAGAAGAAATGGTTGATGCTGCCATTAATTATTACAATTTAATTCAAAAACGACTTGGGTATTACCAGGAACATCAAGCTTATTCTCTTGAACGTTTGCTCTGAAAATACTTGATATACTAAACAAGTATTTTCATTCATACATGGAACCTGTTGTTGTGCCACGGTTAACCGTATCTTTTGCGGTTGACATTGACGTTGAATACAATTCATTTGGCGGTAAAACTGCCGAAGAAATTGCAGAGGCTTTGCAAGATGATCTTGATGATTTGTTGTTTGAGCTAAGTCCCAGCGTCAAAGGTGTCTATACTTCTACAACAGCCGTTAACTTCAATGACTAAAGACCTTGCCAAGAAACTCCGCACTGCCGGTGCTTTTGATACCCCTTGGTTAAAAGAACAACTTTGTAATTGGAACACTAAGGCTGAGCAAGAAAAAGCAGATTTTATGGAGCATATGTATCAGTGCTCTGGCCGCAACAACAACCTGTATACTGGGCTTTGGCAAAATTTTTGTTTAACAGAAGCTGGTCCTTATTGCCGTGATGAATACTTCCGTCGCGTTGAATTTGTTAAAGATCTAGAAGCTGGTAAATTTAAAGGGCAAGAAATTGTTCTTTAATAAATCCACAACCTTGGATGCAACTTAAAATAAAGGGATGTTTTATTATTGAACATCCCTTTTTTATGGATGCACAATCCTCTATTGACGCTCTTAGACAACTTGATATTAATTACATTCTTTATGTAGCAGAACGAAATAATTCCAAATGTAAACAGCCTGTGGCAGACCAATGGCTTGAAGGCTATCATCAAGCTGTAAAGGATTTTTCTTATTACCTTGGCGCAAAACAATCAACTGAACAATCTTGACACTCTTTATAAAGAAGCTTTTCAAGAATTTGGCAACACCAAAATGAGGCGTGAATCTGACAAGGCAACTTCTGATTACATTAAGGCAAACTTCAAGCCAGAAGCAGACGTGTTAAAACCACCCACTGATAAATGGTCGGGTTTCTTCCAGGAATCCAAAGCCAAAGCAAAGGAACGTTTGCGTGAGTATCTGGCTGACACTGTTAGTGAATTTGTAGATACCAATGTTTTAAGTGGTAATGAATTCTTTGAAGTATTACTTGAAGTAGTGTATGACAACTGGCAAGGCTATCAAAAAAATGCAGATGAAAACCAGGCGCTTCTTAAACTTTTGCAGAATACAAAGAACAATTAATTACATTTGATGCGTTGTGCAGTGGCCGCTAGGTCACTGCTTTTTTATGTCTAAACTATTGAACTTAGAATAATCTTAAGTAATTAAAAAAACAATGCCTAACTATAGAGATCCTACGGATAACAATCTGTATCACGTACATAAAGTACAGACCTGTAGTGGGCACCCTTTAGAAGTTTCAACAACCAGCGGCAACGTTGTTTATGTGCAGCCAGGGAACACAGCTGGTGATGCTTTTGGTCGATTAAGGATCTCTCAACCTTATACAATTTTTGATAGCCAACATCGTTACCAAGAAAACGACAAATGGTCAACGTTGACTGGTGTCAGTGGCACAACTGCTTATCAAGCAAATGAAAGTGCTGTCAATTTAAACGTCACTACACTGTCTGGTGATTACATCTACAGGGAAACAAAACGGGTGTTTCCTTACCAGCCAGGGAAATCATTTTTAAATATGACATCGTTTGTTTTTGCTTCTGGCAAAACAAATCTTAGGCAGCGCGTTGGTTTGTTCAGTACACAAAACGGTGTTTTCTTTGAGCAAAGTGGAACAACAAACTATCTTGTTCTGCGTAGTTACGTAACTGGTTCTGTTAATGAAACACGTGTAGCTCAAAGCAGTTGGAATGTAGACACCTTTGATGGTTCTGGT